AGTCCTTATATCTACATTAGAATCTCCACCTATTGTGCCTGTATGATTTCCTGATGATTCGCCTGTGTGGTTTTCTGAAAGTATTGTAGATGAACTTTTGTTGTCAACATTACCAAGTCCAACATCATCCTTTGTAGTTTCAGAATTGAGTAAACTGTTTTTTGATGTGGCAGTACCCCCTACAGTATGATTAGCGGTTACAGTTGATGAGCCACTTTTAAGACCAAGATGCCTCACTTTGAAATTGTAAGTAACTCCTACCTCAAGACCTAGTATCTGTTGTTTTGTAGCGCCCTTATTTGCAAAACTTGTAGTGTAAATTGAATCAGAACTTCTTTTGAACTGTACTTCTGTTCCTAAAATATGCGGTGAAGCAGCATTTGTCCAACTTACTGTAACGGATGTGGTTGTAAGAACGTCAACAGAGGTTGTGTCTGTTGCTATAGATAAATTGGTTGGTGGTGAAAGTGTAAATCCACCCACAGGAACATCGCTTCCTGATGCAACAGCAGCTTGATAATCACTTGTACCAAATGTGAATACAGATGAAGATGCCTCTTTGAGTTGCAGTCTACAGGCTAATATTTGCGAGTCTGTTTCACCTGCAAGTTCTAATGACCAGTTTACTACCTCAAAGACCTTTTGCGAGAATCCAAGCCTTTCATTATCTACATAAACCCAATCAACGGGTTGCAACTGCATAAACTTGAGGTCTACCAAAAGTGAAAGAGTCATGGTTTGCCTTTGAGCCAATAATGCGATTCTTCCAAGCCTCTGTGCCATTGTGTGTGTAGTAGTAAAAGGAAACTGCACCTCCATTTGTTTTACAAAGTTTGGCTTATCACTATTAGTTCCATTTGGTGTGTCCTCAGTCAAGAACGTACTGTCCTGATATACAGGCGCATCTGCACCTATAAAGTTTCTTGAGGCATCTACAAAAGCAGGTTTAACAGTATTATAAAGCTCGCCTGTTGAGTTTTTTGTGGAAAGAGAAACAGGCTCTAACAGGTTGTCATCAGTTATAGTGAGAGAAGGAGTTTGTGCTGCCCCTGCAAATACATTGAACTTTCCATTTGTATAAGTTAGTTGTCCTGCCATAGATGTAAGCAATCCCTCTATGATTCCTGTTCCTGTTGCGGACATATTAGTAAATCCATTTGCTGTATATCTTTTTTCTGTTGTGCTTCCGTCTGCAAGTGTTACATCTTGGTCGCATATATTAGCTGCCGCAGCGAAGCCTCCTGCGCTAGTTGAATCATTTATTTCTGTACTAAGTGCCTTCAATCCGTATGTTGTGTCAGAAAGATAATCTCTAATAATCAAGGCAGGGTTAGAACTAAAAGCAGTACTGCTGTCTCTTGGGTCAAATACTTTCTTGCCCTTAACTTGAAATGAGACAGAAGGCATACCACCACCAAATTTTTCAGAATCATATATCAGTTGCATATACACATAGGCACAACCTCTAAATCTATCTGTACTTATTATGCCTTGAGTTGTGCCTGCCAAAGACTGTACTGCAAAATTGTCAGCTACTTGGTCATCTGCGCCTAGATTGACTGAAAATCTTACTAATTTTCCGCCTGTAAATGCGTTAGGGTTATCGGTACTCGTAAAAGCCGTGTTTGTAACGGTATGAACTTCTTTGCCATTTATAGTACTTGTAGTTGATGTTAAATCAACATCATTTAGCCTGACCTTTTCAACTGACTGTATTTCATGCCCTGCCAGAACTACTATCATGTGAAGCATATGATTATCTGTTCCTGCGGTTTCCATGTGAGCGATAGTTCCACCTACTCTGCATTCGCCATAAACGATTGCCCTCGGTGCTGTTGCCGCTCTAGTTGCAAATTTAGAACCAAAGTTTCCTACTGTTGCTTCTATAGCCTTTGTCATCATAGAGCCTACTAATGCAGAGGCAAATACCATTGAAGCTGTTGCAGCAGTAACTAAAGGTGTACCACTTGTAGCAAAAAGAGTTATATTTTGATTAGGAAAAAAGCCGCCTATGGTTGAAGCTATTGCGGCTACTACAATGAACATAGCTACTGCTTTGACTGCGTTTTTGACGTGCTTAGCCATCTATTCTCCAAGCCTTAACAATGTCTACGTCTTTTTTTAAGACTATCCCCTCATCATTTACACCCAAAGCATAATAATTATCAAATATGCAACATAGTTCGCTTTCTTCTTTGTAAACTCCAAAATCACCTTTGGTTATATATGCAGATTTTATTTCTTTGACTCCGTCTATTTTCTTGACTGCGTTCACGATACCCTGTGCTAAACCTTTTCCCTTTCCATACTTAATTATGCTTTGCATAGCTTCAGCTTCATTGTTCCATTTCCAACTTTTAGGCAAAACACTTTCACCTGTCATTTGTTTTACAAACTCGTTAGCAAACATTACACAATCCCATTCGCCCCATTCAAAAGGTCTTTTCATATTTTTATTGAGAAAGGCATCAAAAATAATTTCCCAATCAGGCTTTTTCTTCATATCCTTATGTTGAATTCACCACTTCTGCTTCCTTCTGAAGTATCTCTGTTCGTAATATTGTCTGTTTCCTGACCCCAAGTAATCTGTTTATCTATAAGCTGTTGCATACGATTGAATCCTGTATCGCCAGAAAACAAGAACTCTTGGCTCTCTGCTGTGTATCTCAAGTTACAAGGTCGTTCTAGGTCAACTAATCTGTTCTCGGCATCTAGATTAATCGTTGAACCTTCAGGTGTATCAACTACAGTTAGGTTGACCATTCTCCCTTTGAATATTGATAACGTGCCTGCGACCTCATTTGAACCACCCATTAAGAAACCTATAAAAATCTCTATAGGTCTGTTCTGGTAGTTTTCTGTAAGAGCGTAAGAAAGAACTGTAGGATCCATTCCTGATAATGCTATTGATACTCCCTCTGGCTTTACTTCTCTACCTTCTTGAACATCACTTATTGTTAGTAAAGTGCCTGCTCCAATATATGATTCTGAGTTAATGGTAAGGTCATCATTGCCTGTCCAAACCCTTATATCATCAGTATCAAACTCTGCCTTTGCCGCGAGAAAAAGTGATTGGTGCGAATCTGCAAGTCTATTAGCTACTGCCGTAGTTATACCTGTTCTTGTTGCCATTAAACCACCTCAATACAAGCGAAGGAAATACCATACAAAGACCTTTGGTCTCCGTCCCAACCTACAACATTGTCAACTAATCTAAATAGACCTTTTGGATTCTGGAAAATTACAAAGTTATCATCTGCTAAATCTGACCTTAATTTTGGTTCTATTTGGACGCTATATTTATCTGGACTCGCATCTGTCAGAGTAGCATCCTCAACTACCTGCACTAATTGGACTGGATTTGCCGTAGTCGCTGTTCCTGCTGTTATACCCAAATAGTCTCCTTTTTTTATAGTTCCTGTGAAGCTGCTAGTTGTATCAAGTGAAAGTGCGCTTGCTCCCTTTACATTCTGTTGAACTTTACATCCAGACGTTGAACTTGCATTAGTCAAAACTGAATCTACAACGACTACAGTTGCGCTTGAAACGGTAGTTATCTTGTGAGTTCCATTGTTTTCTTCGTTTGCCAAACCAGTTACATGAATGAAATCACCTGCTACTGCATTTCCAAAAGTGCTTGCATTTGCGGTAAATGTATTAGTATTTGTTACTGTAAGAGCTACATTTGTGTTATTTATGCGTTTATCGCCCAATAAATGCGTTGTATTGAACGTTCCTTGATTGGTTAATGCATCAGGGTCAGCAAACTTAAAATGATTAACACTACCCTTTAATTGCATTAGAAAAGATTGCCACTCAACCGCTTGTTCTCTGTTTAAAGGGGGAAGAGAAACCTCTGCTTCCCAAAATACTGCATCAAATTCTTGTGTCAGTTGTTTACCTGTAAATGGAGATGCAGTCTGACCTATTGCTCTAAAAAGCCTAAAAGAACTCCTAGTGAAATTAGGAGTTGTTGGCATAGTGATAATTTTAGCCACCTAGTAACCCCTTCCTAAAGTTTCCACCACGCTTTCCTGCTTCTAACACTCCTGCCTTTGCAACTTCTGATATTTGTGGAAGCATTTTTGTAACTTCTGCTCTGACTGTTGGTACTACACCTGTAGTAAAGTTTATTGACTGATTGACTGTTACCCCTGCACCGCCACCGCCTATAGCATTTCTGCTTTGCATATTGTTCATGATTGCACCTGCTGAATGTGGCACAAATATTTCAGGACCTCTTTCCCCAACTAGCATTGGTGTACCCCTTTGTGCAGAACCACCGCCTGCTGCATGAACACCACCTGTGTGTAATGAGGCATCAATAGACATTGCCTCTGCATCAGACATCATAGGAATACCTGAGCCCATTTGAGGCAGACCTGCATTAAATATCTGATTGAGTATTGGGTTTATTACCGCAAGTTGCATAAATATAGTAATTATTTGTGAAACCAAACTTTTAGCAAAATTCTTAAATGACTCTAATGCGCTTTCACCTTCAAGCAAGGCATCTACAAAATCTTGACCGAAGGCTTGTGATGCACTAATTACCGCCTGCTTCATCTCTGCTGTAAATTCATCTACCTCACCTAGTTCATCTCGTAGTTTTATCAAATGTGCTAATACTATCTCACCTTTCTCTGGGTCAAACAATGGATTACCTTTAGCATCTTTTGTATTATTTTGTAATGCTTCTGAAAGCGTCTTAATTTTTACTGAAAGCTTCTCATGTTCAGAAATCGTATCATTGAACAAACTATTAAATTCATTTTGCAAAGCTATTTGTTCATCAGTAAGAAGTACTTGTTCTTTATTAGTTGTGTTAAGACCTTTTCTTTCTGAGTTAATTCTTTGTGTTAGCTCTATGGAAGTAGTTGTAAGTTTTTGAATCTCTTTTTCTGCTCTTGCTGCTTCATTAGCGTCTCTCTGATTACCGAAAAGTCCGAACAGTTCCTCGGCTTGTTGCATTTTATTTATCTGCCGTGTCAACTCCTCAGTAACTTGTTTTCTACTGGCAACATCTTCATCTATTCTTTGTTGTGGAGTAAGTTCTGATCGTCTTGCCTGTTCTTCTGGTGATTCAACTATTTCACCTCTTGCTGCCCTTCTAGCGTTCAAAATACCTGTAGCGGTATCATTCAAGGCATCTGCTATATCTTTTAAAAACTGACCTAGACCACTATTGAAAACATCATCAGCTAACTGCTTAAATGCAATAGTCATGTTTGAAGTCTTTGTTGAAAGGTTATCCATTTTGGCTTCCATAGCGCCACCAAATCTTTCTTGTAATCCCTCTGTTAGCGCTGCTACCATTTTAGCTGCACCGTCAGCAGTCTTTCCGAACTTTGCTATGTCATCTTTAGTAAGATTTAATTTGTCTCCTAATATACCTAAGACATCAATACCTCTATCAGATATCATGTTTAGTTCTTCTAACCCCATGCCGCCTGAGGCTGACCTTTGCACCATTCTTATTAAGGCTTCAAAAGTACCTAATTGGTCAACTGATACAGAAGCCGTATCTGCAAATACTTGAAGCTGCTCCATATTTGGCTCAAGCCCTGCTGATTTGAGGGCAATAAATGCTTTAGTAGCATCTTCTATTTGAAATGGCGTGGTTTGTGCAAACTTAAATACATTTTTCATGGCAGCATCACCCGCCTTCATGCTACCGAATACTTGGTCTAAGGAATCTTTCAAATCCTCAAACTGCATACCAACCCTTGCTATTCCTGTAGCTGATTTAACGGCAGCCGCCGCAGCAGCTACTATAGCAATCTTACCCTTAGTAAATGCAGCTGACATTGATGCCCCTGCTTCCTTAGAGTTTCTGTCTATTTTGTCAAGCTGCTTATTTGTTTCACCCAGTTTCTTACGCAGGTCTTTTGTGTCAGCCTGTATCTTTACTATTAGTTCATCAACCGTTGCCATTAGTCAGGGTATAACTCCATAAGTTTTTCTAATTCATCATTGGTCATAGGTCTTTGTGGCTCGCTTCCGTGGAACTTTTGAAACCCTTTTATAGCTGCATACATTTCTCTAGGCGCTAAATCCCAGAATACTTTCGGACTCATTTGCATCATACCTAAACAAATCTGCATATAATTTACCCATTCTATTTTGCTGACTCCTGAGACTTTTTTCCTGTACTCTCCTCTTCATCTTCATCTGGGTCAGATAATGAATCTGCCAATAACTGAGCTACAACTGTTGAGGCTTTTATTATTCCTGTGCCTGTAAGTATCTCTTTTATCTTGCGTTCATCATAATCATTGCCGCCACCTCTCAAGGCATATCTCAGAACCACTATAAGGGTTCTCATTCTTACCTTTGCCTGTGCAATGTCTGCAGCTAATTCAAGAATCCCTGAGTCCAGTTCATCTTCTATTTTTACCAATGAATCAATTGTGAGCCTACATTTATAGGTTTCACCGCCTAATTCTATTTCAATCTCGCCCTTTAGTGGGTTTGTCATCTGACTTCTCCTTTTTTGTACTTGCCGTTGCAAGTTTTATTTGCAAAATATTATCTCTCTCATCTAATACACAAGAAAGAATTTTGTAAGTTTCTCCGTCCACAATAACTGTAGACGGGTTCTTTCCTAATTGGTTAGGTACTTCAAGCATATCACCATTGAGCATGGAAGGGATATCGCCCTTAGAGCCTTTAACTGTTACTGCTTCCCAAGACATTTACTAGACCGTAGCGAATGTTATAGCCCCTGCGCTTTCAAAAGATACATCATAAGTTACTTCTCCATTGAACTCACCCGCATACGCTAGTGATGTAATTTGAAAAGCACCTGTAAATGTACCAAAGTCAGGTACAAGGAATTGATAATTATTTTGAGTATCAGCAAGTGCGTTCGTCTTGATAGTTGCTTCACTTGCCGCATCTGTGAATACGCCACTTCCTGAAACACTAATAGATTGAATACCTGCTGCGGCTAACATAGTTCTTTTTCCTGAACTGTCTTTGTTAGTTACATCAACTGATTCATTATTTACTGTAAGACTATTAGACCTTAGACCTGCTATTGTTGTGAAAGTTTCAGGCGAACCACCGTTGCCTACTTTCATGAGCATTGCACTACCTTTTTGTGCTGCCATATTTTTTCTCCAATTAAGAGAGCATTAGTTATTTACTCTCTAATTAAACAAGCCTTCTGGCATCCATATTTACAGAAACAGCTAGTTAAGAAGTTCCTAGTATTATGGCACGAAATCTCATGACACCGTGCCTAGTTACCCCGTCTGGGTCTATAAGTATATCTGCAAACTCAAATCTAAAATTTACTAGATTAAAGCCAGTTACACTCATACTGCTATCATGCAACAAGTCATGTATTCTGTCCATAATTTCTTTAGTTTCCTTGCTGCCTTTATACTTTGACCAAACGTCAAAATTAATTGTATATTCACTTCCACTCAAGTCTTTTGTGCTGAAATCAATAGAGCTATCTCTGCCTATGGTTACAAATGGATAACTATTGCCCTCTTGCACCTCATCATGAACACCCGCCCCAAGTGTATTAGTTAGGTTAGAATCATTGTTTAGCCTTGAGTATATAGCTGTTTGTATTGCAAATTGTCCTAGTGCCATTATCTAAGATACCCCTTTTGTTTGAACATTCTTTTTATAAAAGGTCTGTTTCTTTCCAAAGCAGGTTGCATATATGGTCTAGGTTCAATATTAGAAGTTCCAAACTCTAGGTGTTTAG